CCGCATCGAGAGAACTGTCGAAAGTCTCATCAAGAATCAGTAGGTTGGTGGCGATACTGTTCTTCATCTTAGCAACCTGCCTCCAAGTAAACAAGAGTGCTAAGTCGATGCGTTGTTTTTCACCCTCGGAGAAACTGTCATAGGAGAATGCATCACGGTGCCGTGACCGAATGGTCTCCTTGAATGCCTCGTCTAGATCAAAGTGGACATAGAAGTCCAGCACTTGTAGGTACTGGTTAGTCAACTGATTAATGACAGGCAAATATTGTTTGATGATCTTGGTTTTAATACCGGTGTCTTTTAGCAGTTCAGTAATGACATTGTTGTACTCACGTTGCTCTGCCAATTCTAGTCGTTGGTTGGTGAGATCATCTTTTTTATTCTCTTCGTTTGAAAGAGTATCTCGTGCTTCGGACAGGCTATGTACACCTGTTTCGAGTTCGGATAGGTCACCCTGTAGAGTATTAAGTCGTCGTTGTGTCCAGGTGATCTTTTCTCTGAGGGTGTTGATTTGCGCAATCTTATCGTTCTCGGCGCTAATATCTGATTTAATAATGTTCTTTTCATGCTCTAATTCTCCGACTTTGTTTTCGGCGTCTGCTCTCGCTCGCTCCAGTTCATCCCACTTGTTTTTGGCGTTCTGTACCTTATCCAATCTGAAGGTGGTTTCAATGGTTTGCTGGCAGGTGGGGCAGTCTTCGTTGTCTTCATAGAACTTGATTTCTTTGTGAGATGCTTTCTGCTTAGAGTTAAACTGAAAGACATATTTACCAATCTCAGTGATTTTACTGTCAAGGCCCTTCTGTCGTTCTTGAAGAGCAAGCAGGTGAGCATTGTCAAAATCAGTGACCTGGTCTTGTAGGCGGGCCAACTCTGAATTCTCTTCAGCAATCTGGTCTAACTTTTCTTGTCTGGCAGATTCAGAGATTTTTTTCAAATCACAGAGGTGTTTCTTCTGTGAGTCTATCTTAGTCTGAACCAACTGCAATTCGTGTGTGTTGCCAGAGATAGATTCTTTAAGTATAGAAGTCTTCTCTTTTAGAATGCTATTCATCTTAGAGAACACATTAATGTCCAGAAGATCTTCGATGACTTCTCGCCTCGTGGATGCGGGGAGTTGCATGAAAGGAATAAAACTGCTACTCCCCAGCACCACGATTTGATGAAAAGTCTTGTGATTTAACTTGAGGATGTTCTGCTCAAGAACTTTTTGATACTCTTTGGCATGTGAGTTTTGATTGACCATGGTGTCACCCTGCCATATTTCAAACACAGCAGGCTTCAAACCACGAATCACTTTATAACGCGCACCGGCGACGGTAAACTCAACTTCAACAATACTATTTTTATTGTTGACACTATTCACCAATTGGACCTTATTGATGTTGCGATGCGCTTTTCCAAAGAGAGCAAAAGATAGCGCATCCAGCATAGTGGATTTACCAGAACCATTTTGACCAACCACGAGAGTAGTCGCGGTTTCTTCTAAATTTAGGTTCGTAAAACTGTCGCCGGTGCTTAAAAAGTTTTTGTATTTCAACGAGTGAAATGTTATCATGCAATTTCCATACTCTGTGCTTCAATCATAAGTTCACGTACTTGACTCTTGATACGCTCTTTGTCCAAGTCTGTATCTACAGCATCCACATAAGTATACAACAAATCATCCGTAGAGTCAATGTTTATTTTATCATCATCAACTTGCTTACCCGCAAAGTCTTGGAAGTTCTCTGCAATCTGTAAGCCATGAATCTTACGCATGTTGATCCGATCAATGAACTTCTCAAACTCTTGTGGCTTGGTCTTGTTGATCACAATGACCTTCACAAACTTCTCATCAAGATTTGATACATTGCGAAGTGCCTGTTGTTGTTTGGTATCATCATAGAGAATCTTCTCAAACAAAGTGATAGGATTCTCAACAGGTGTCAGTTCACGAGTTTCGGTGTCCAACACATGGAAATATTTTCTGTCATTGGCATCTGACCAGAAGAATTCCATTTGACTACCAAGATAGTGGATGTTATTCTGAGAACTTTTCGTGTGAAAGTGACCTGACAACACCATATCAAAACGTCTAAACGCATCCGCTGACATGCCATCAGAACATGGTATGCCTTTCTGCATCTCAAAGCCGCTGAGTTCTAGGTGTGCACCAACAACGTCCGCCTTGCACGTATTCAAAAAGAATCGGGTCTTCTCTTCATTCTCCGGATTGATCCAGGGTATGAGAGCGATAGGCATGCCATCATAGTCTACCACTTCGGGCTTCTCAATGATACGAACCTCGTTCATATAGTGACCGAGAAGTTCTTTCAGAGAGTTTAACTTATTGGTGTTTTTGTAGTAAACATCATGATTACCTGGTATGATATCCATATGAATGCCACGATCCCTAAGTACGTCAAGGAAAATACGGCGATTGTGGTTAAGTGCTTTAAAATTGATTGATGTTCTGTTTTCATAGTAGTCACCGAGGTGTAGAATCTTCTTGATCCCTTGTTCTTCAAGATAAGGAAAGAATACATCACGGTAAAACTTCTCTTGATAGTCCATAAAGATCTCAGAACTATTTCGGATGCCCGCATGGGTATCATTCAGGATTGCGACTCGGCTCATGATTGCATAAACTCCGACAGATCAGAATCAGCATGTCTGGCACGCTTCTTCTTGACTTTCTTACTATAGTCTTTAATGTCTTTGTCGTTGTCTTTCACCAAATCAATTCGCTCACGAAGTTCATCAACAAACGCTTGTGTCTGCCGTGAAGCCTGATCATTATCTATCTCTTCTGCTACAACGAGTTCTAAGCCACTTTCGGACAAATATTTTAACTTTATGTCTTGTTGCTTCTTTTCTTTCTCAATGCGGCGTAGGAACGCATACCATGCGATCTGAGTGAAGTATGCGAAGGCATTGGGTTTCCCTGTACGTGTGGCCTTGTCAATGTTATAGTTCTCAATAGCCTTGAGACAATTCTCCACAGCGTCCATCACCATCTCTTCGCGATAAGTATATCTCACAAAGTTGGCCTTGTGTGATAGACCCTCACTGATTTTCAAAAAACATCTCGCGATGTAATCCGTAACCATAGGCTTGGGTTTGTCGGCTTCTTTTGCGGTTCTTGCCATCGTAACATAGTCTACGACCGCTTGTGAGAAATCCGCGTTGTTTACGTAATGTGGTTTTTCTTTAGGTTTCATGTATACCTCTCGCATGTGAATCATTATTATACAACAAAAAGTTTCTCAAGTCAACACTTGACAAATACGGATTTTTGTGTTAAACTAGAGCATCGCTCGCAGAAGAACAGAGTATATACAATTAATGGATAGTATCATCTCTGGGTGGAAATGGTATAACGTTAGTAAGTTTCTTTTCACCGGTGTTATTATCTTTTCTATTTTCTAGAAGCCTCGCCATCGCTTCTGTGATGCGTTGAAGGCCTTCTATCTTATCTCTCTTATAATCTTCCACGCGTTCCTTTGCAATTGTATAACAGTCTCTAATTGCAACATCATATTGATCTACAAGGTAATCACGCGGGCGATTGACTGAAATAATATGATCACTATTAACCATTATGTAATCATTTTCATCTTCTAAAAAATTAATGAATGGTCTAAATGCATACATTCTATCACCACCATCATATTCATAATTAATAATTGTCATGGCATTTCTAATAATTAATTGATTATCATCATCAGATGGCCATTCCATAACTTCACACACGACCTCACTGCCGTTTGATAATTTAAATTGTGCTAGATCTTTTTTTGTCATTCTCTGTCCAAGGAAATGCTTCAGATGAATTTTGTTTATAAATGTCTAACATTGCAAATTTTAAATCAATTGTTTTATTTGCCAGTCTCTTTATATATACTTTCCTAGGGCCCTTTAAATGAGCAAATTTACCAGCAAGTTTACTTCTTTGAAATGCTTCACTTACTTGCCACTGATCACTACCCGCTGATGTTCTTAATGTCTGCGCAGTATAAGATGTTTCGCTTTTCATCATCTGATAGACAGCCTGAAACGTACCTATGTCATGCCATGCTTTTAATTTAAACACTTCATTGCTAAAATACATATGTTCCCAATGACACATAAACGTCTTGCACCACGGGTGTTTTACATTGAAAGCGATCCACCCATTCTCAGAGTTTTTACCTCCACGATCTAAATATGTAAACAGATCATTACCGTGAGGCAAACGATCATTTAGCCACTCCTCATTATAGTCTTCTAGTTGCACGACATCACAGTCCATCCACACCACGTGCGTGACATCTGACTGCATTTTATCCATGATGTGTTCTATAATTGCTTGTGGTTTGTGAGAGAATTTATCCCACCAGTGATCAAAATGATCGATCATTACTTGTGAGTTGGAATCTCTCCAACGTTGCCACTCAATATGTCTGCTACCTTTACCCTCTTCATAATGATAGGGTTGATGTTGCCACGTAGATGTAGCGTCTGCACCAAAATCAGCCCACAACGCCTTGTTCCAACATGTAATAAAGTCTACCTTCATAGTACAACTTTGCTCACTTTGCTGTTGAACTGTTCGCTGTTGTATATTTTTATTCTTTCAACGCTATGTCTTAATGTGAAGTTGGGCTTACCCTGACTCTTTAGATCATCTGCGATGTCATAGAGTTTGGTCGTTCTGCCATCATCTGACAATCGTAGACCTCTACCAATGGACTGTAACACCCTGATTTGCGATTTGCTGGGAGATGCGAAAACAATATTGTG